TCATGGTGTTCGGCTCGGGCGCCGTGAGCACGATCGACAACACCTCCGGCACGCTGCTGTCGGCGGGCGTGTTCAGCGGCGGCGACAAGGCGGTCGGCAACGGCGACACGCTGAACGTCAGCTACTCGCTCGCGCTGTAGCGCCGTGCAAGCCGACTACGACGACATTGATGACCGCTCGCCGGTCGAAAAGATGGCGGCGTTTCGGCCGTTTGCTTGGGGGCTGATCGCGTTCTGGCACTGGTCGTCGCGCTCGTGCTGACATGACCGGCCTGGAGGTCCGTCTTGGGCGGATCGAACGACTGTTGATTGCACTGATCGAGAAGGGGCTCCTGATGACGACGCAATTTGAAGCACTGCAGGCCGAGGTCGCGCGCAACACCAGCGTCGACCAGTCGGCGATTGTGCTGTTGACCGGCCTGGCCAGGCAGATCGAGGCGCTGAAGGGCGATCCGGTCGAGCTACAGGTGCTCGCCGATTCGCTCAAGGCATCGAGCGACGCGCTGGCCGCGGCGGTTGCGGCGAACACGGTCGCGGCGCCTGCCGAGCCCGCGCTCGAGCCAGGGCCGACGTAATGGCCTACACCCGGCGCTGGCAGGAAACGGTTACCGTCGGGACGGGCGCGCCGGTCGTCACGCAGCACGAGGAGGTGCTCGACGACGAAACCGAGCAGGGCGACCTGCAGCGCGCGGCGGCCGAGGAAGCGCGGTTCGCGGTGACGCTCGCCAACGCCCAGCGCAACTTTCCGCCGCGTGCCGCGGTGACGCTGAAGCCCGGCGAGGCCGGCGTCTGCACCATGCCCGACGGCTCGCTGATCTCGGTCGGCGCCGAGGGCCAGGTCTACGTCGATGGGCGTCGGATCGGGACCAACAAGGTCGCGAAGGTCGTCAGCTTCGGACTCAGCGTCTACGCGCTCGGCGCGACCGACGGCAAGTGGTGGCGCTGGACCGGCAGCGGCTGGACCGCCGTCGCCGAGGTCGACGCGCGGCATCTGAGCACGAACGCGCCTGCATGATGGCTGAACTCGTCGACCTGACGCGGCGACGGTTCGGGCGGCTGCTGGTAATCTGGAAACTGCCGCCAAAATACTCGCCGAATGGTACGCCGCGCACGCGCTACCTGTGCCGGTGCGATTGCGGCACCGTCAAGGTCGTCGACGCGCAGCCGCTCAGAACGCGCGACACGCTGTCGTGCGGATGCCTACGCCGCGAGATTGCCGCCGAGAAGGCGCGCCTGCATGGCCGCTTCACGCGGTGGACGCGCGAGATCTCCGCGGTCTATGCCGGCGTGCTCGCCCGCGAGCGCGAATGGATGGAATGGATGAGCGGCACCGAACCTAACGCGACGAGACTATCGCCATGCTGACAACCGAACAGATTGCAACGCTCAAGGCGGCGATCCTGGCCGAAACGAATGCGAACGTCGTGCAGTGGCGCACACCCGCGACGCGCGACGATCGCCGGCTCACCGAATGGCTCAACTCGGCGTCGAACACGGACGCATGGAAGACCGCAGCACAGCCGGTCGACATCGATGACGCGACGGACTGGGTGTCGTTCGACACGCTGTCGGCCGGCAAGCGCGACTCGTGGGCGATGTTTCTCGCGCGACAGCGGAACTTCTGCAAGAACGCCGTGCGCAAGTGGGTGACGGACATCTGGGGCAATGCGACCGCGGGCAGCGCAGCGGAAAAGCTGCTCCAGTCTGGCGTCGAGAAGGCGCTGCGTGGCGAGGTCTACCTCGGCGGCACCTCGCGCACGACCGGCACCGTCACGGCGCTCGACCGCAACTACGTCGGCACGATCAGCATTGACGACGTGTCCGCGGCGCTGAATAGCTAGGTGCGGACATGGCAAACCAAGCGATCTACGTCTACGGCAGCGCCACGACCGTCATCGATCTGACGGCGGACCTGACCAATACGAGCGTCGCGGGCGGCACGACGCTGCTCGACAACTCGACCGACAAGTACCCGCGGGCGCTCGCCATGTTCAACAACCCGGGCACGTTCAGCGCGGCGCCGACCAATCTGTCGGTCGTGAACCTCTACATGGTGCGGCAGGACGTCGACTCGACCTCCGACGACACCAGCGCGCCGACGGGCAGCGACGTCGAGGCGGCGGAATGGGTCGGAGCGTTTCCGATCTACGACACCGATGAAGAGCAGCGCGTCACCATCGACATCGACCTGCGCGGGGCGCAGAAGGCGTACTTCTACATCGAGAACAAAACGGGCGTCACGATCTCGGGTAGCGGCTCGCACATCTACGTCAAGATCACGCCGTACACGATCGGACCGGCGTAGCGATGCCTTATTTGCACCTCCCGCGCCCTCGTCGTGCTGGCGGATTGATTCACCCGACTAGCTTAATTCAACCGCTAAATGTGGCGGATGCCGCGGTCTTTCTTCCTGGATACTCGACAATTTCTATCCCCTCTGGTCGTCTGCGCATGACGACTCAAATTGGCCGGGGGAATACTCCAGAGGGTCCGGCCTCTAGTGTTTCCTCCTCGGCGGTGGCTTTTCTTCCATCGTCGACCCGGCTGAAAAGTCAGACTGAAGGGACTGTAGTTGGCATATACCGGCCAAATTATTACTGGGGAAGCTGCGCCTTTGCTCTTTCCCAGTATTGGCGTTATTCCGCCGCGGGGTTTGATTTTTATAACGGAGAAATTAACGCTTGGTTTAGTAATACGCGACACGCAATCTCTGCGTTCTCTGGAGATCCAACTGGTACGCTTATTTACTGGGCCATGTCGCGAGTTGGCGATGATTTTCGCTGCGCCTGGCGCGCGGCGAGTGGAGAAAGTGGGTTTACTGTAACCACAGTTGCTAGTAGCTGGTTTGGGTACATGACGTGGGGTGGCAGTAATGAGGTGTTCGGAGTAAACGCTGACTATGACGCTGGCAGCGCCGCTGAGTGTAACGGCGAACTTGTCTTGGCAGCTATAATTCCGGATGTCGTTCTCCCTGACGAAGAACTTATGCGTCTGAGGAACGACCCTTGGGCGATCTTTAAATGATTGACCTGCGTCGCCTGTACTATGTCCCGGCGACGGGAGGGACGACACATAGCGCCACCGTCGCCGAGTCGTCGACGGCGACGGAAACTCCAGCGGCGCTGCTGACGACGGATGCGGCGACAGCCGAAGCCGCGAGCGCGGCGGACACGCTTGTAGCAATCCTGACGGCCGCCGCGGCGACGGCGGAAAACGCAAGCGCATCCGATACGACCGGGGCCGTCCTTACAACGGAGGCGGCGACCGCGGAGACAGCAAGCGCGGTGGATTCGCCGGCGGCGCAGTGTGATGCCATCGCGACTGCCGCCGAGTCGGCGACGGCCACAGATGCGCTGCTGGCGTGGCTGTCGGCCTACGCGCGCCCTATCTCCGACACTGATGCCGTCGGCTGGACGCCGTCGTCGGGTGGTGACCTGTACGCCATGATCGACGAGTCGACGTACTCGGACACCGACTACATCTACACGCAAACGCCAAACGCCGACGCCGAGGTTGCGCTGACGTCGATGTCCGATCCTGGCGTGAGTTATGGGCACGTCGCGCGCTACCGCGCGCGCGCCGAAAACGGCGGCCAGGTCAAGGTTGGCGTCTACGAGGGCGCCGTGCTGGTCCAGGAATGGACGGACACGCTGACCGCCGACTTTGCGACGTTTGAACACGCAGTCACTAACGAGGTCACGGACTACGCCGCGCTGCGGCTACGGTTCACCGCGCTCGAAGCGACCTGATGGCCGTCGCGTATAGCACCTCGAGCGAGTCGCACACCGGCACGACTGGCCACGCCAGCGCCGCTTCGTTCTCCTGGACGCACACGCAATCGGGCACGCCGAAGGGCGTGCTGGTGTTCGCTTTTACCAACGCGAACGCGGCCGATGCCACCAGCGTCACCTATGGCGGCACGACAGTTCCAGCGTCGGGTAGCTCGGTCATCGACTCGACGGGCGAGCCGCGCGCGGTACAGGCGTTCTTTCTAGGCACCAATACCGCGTCGGGCAATCAGACGGTCGTCGTCAACCGCAACAACAACGCGAACGTGATGTACGCCGTTTGCGTGACGGTGACGGCGGATTACAACTGCGAAGTTACCGGCACGGTTACCGAGAACGCCGACGGCACGCTGGCGGTGGTCAGCGTCGACGACGGCTCGGTCAGCGGAACTGATAGTCTGCGCGTCGCGGCGATCAACTCGGCGCTCAACGCCGTGCCGTCGGCGGGCACGGGTAGCACGAACCGGCAAAGCATCGACTTCGGCACCAACGTCGCTGCGGTTTGTACGGAGTCAAGCGCAGGCACAGGCGCTCGCAACGTCGGCTGGTCATCGGGAACCTCCGACGACAAGGCGGCGATCTACCTCGCGATCCGCGAAGACGTGATCGCGGTATCGGTCGCTGAGTCTGGGTCCGCGGCCGACACGCCCGGCGGCGCCAAGACGTCTGCTGCGGCGGTCGAGGAGTCTGCCAGCGCCGCCGACACGCCGGACGCGACGGCGACGCTGCCCGCCGGCATCGGCGAATCCGCCAGCGCCGCGGACAGTCCAGACGGCAGCGTCACCTCGAGCTTCCGAGTCGAGGTGAGCTGGGCCGAGCTCGAGCTGCCGGCAGTCAGCGCCGTCAGTTCGGCTTCGATTGAAGAAGCGGCAAGCGCCGCGGACACGTCAGCGGCAGCGCGGGACACGACCGCCGACCTGGGCGAGTCTGTTGGCGCCGTAGATGCGCCGGCGGCCGCGCTGGTGGCGGTCGCCAGCGTTGACGAGTCTGCCAGCGCCGCCGATAGCCAGGATGCCGGCGTCACGTCCGAGTCGACCGGCGTCGTTGCCGAATCCGCGCCCGCGGTGGATGCGCCAGGGGCGATCTTCGAGACGGTGGCCGCGGCCGCCGAGTCGGCAAGCGCCGCGGACAGCGCGGCGGCCGTCGTTACGACCGAAGCGGCAATCGCGGAGGCCGCGAGCGGCGCGGACAGCCCAGACGGCAGCATCACCTCGAGCTTCCGTGTCGAGGTGAGCTGGGCCGAGCTCGAGCTGCCTGGAGTCAGCGGCGAAACGTCGGCCGCAGTAGCAGAGTCGGCGAACGCGGCGGACACGCCGGCAGCCACCGCCACGCTCGAGGCGGTGATCGCCGAAGCCGCCGCGGCGGCCGATAACCAAAACGGCAGCGTCACCAACGCCTCGACCGGCGCCATTGCCGAGACGGCGTCGGCCAGCGACGCGCCGGCGGCAATTCTCGAGGCCATCGCGGCGGCCACGGAAACGGCCGCCAGCGCGGACACGGCGACCGCGACGTATGTGACCGCTGCCGCGATCGCAGAAGCGACCAGCGTCGCGGAAACGACCGACGGCGACGTGGTTCCGGCGGCTGTCGGCGACATGAGCGAGGCGGCGACCGCGATCGAAACCTGCGGCGCGGTCATCGTCACGTCCGGCTCGATCGCCGAGGGCACCGCAAGCGCCGAGGACGTCGTCGCCGCGGCTGCGCTCTGGGCCGCCGTCACGCTCGCCGAGTCCGGCTCTGCGACCGACGTTTATGGCTCCACGCTGGGGATCATTCCGGTCTACGACGCGCCGGGGCCGACGCACGTCCTGACCGATTCTACGGTGCGCGTTGGCACGACGCCGGCCGTCGATTCGACCGCTCGCATTGGCGGCGCCGTCAGCCGGCTGAAGGCGCGCCGCGTCGGCGAAACGCCGGTGGCCGACTCGACGGCGCGCATCGGCAGCGCCGTCGGCCGGATCAAGGCGCGCCGCATCGGCGGCACCGTCATCGACCACACGCCCAAGCGCATCGGGTAGTGCCACTTTTGCCTATTTTCGGCGCTCGCCCTCGGCGACATTCGCCGATATGGCGCTCGACCGGCTCGTCGCAGGGGATACGCTCGACTTCACGGACGAGGTGCCGGACTACCCGCCGTCCGCCGGCTGGACGCTCAAGTACCGGCTGATCCCGCAGTTCACGTCGCCCGTTCAGGCGCCGATCGAGCTCACGGCGTCGACTTCCGGCGAGACCTACGTCATCCAGTCCGCGCCGGCGACGACTGCCGCGTGGAAAGCCGGCACCTACACCTGGGCCCGATGGGTCGAAAAGACTGGCGCCCGTCAAACGCTCGACCCGCTGGTCCCGGCGCTCACCATCCTCGACGACCCGGCGACCGCCGCCGCCGGCCTGGATACGCGCACGGCCGCGCGCAAGATCCTCGACGGCCTGCTGGATCTGCAGGCCTCCAACGCCGTCAGCCAGGGCCTGATCAGCGAGTACACGATCGCCGGGCGCTCCATGCGCTTTCGCGACACCAAGGACTTGCTGGCCCAGATTCGCTACTGGCGCTCCGAAGTGGCGCGCGAGGAGCGCGCTGAGCGCCTCGCCGCCGGGCAGGACGTCGGCGGCTCGCTGCGGGTGATCCTCTGATGGCCGGCATCCTCGACCGCGTCGCCAGCCGCCTGGGCTACATTCCGCGGCCGACGCCGGAGCCCGCGCGCCTCGCCAAGCGCCGCTTCGAGGCCGCGCAGTCGGGGCGGCTGTTTGCAAGCTGGCCGGCCGCGAACACGTCGCTCGACTACGACCTGCGCGCAAGTCTCGCCGCGTTACGCGGCCGCTCGCGGCACCTTGCCCAAAACAACGACTACGCCCAGCGGTTCCTGCAGATGTGCAAGACGCACGTCGTAGGCCCGGCCGGATTCTCGCTGCAGGCGCAGTCGCGGTTCGCCAACGGCAAGGTCGACCAGGTCGCCAACGAGGCGCTCGAGCGCGCCTTCCGCGAGTGGTCGCAGCGCGGCGTCTGCGAAATCACCGGCAAGCTGTCGTTCGTCGACGTGCAGCATTTGCTGATCGAAACCTGCGCGCGCGACGGCGAGTTTCTGGTCCGCAAGATCGAGACGGCGGCCAATCCGTTCGGCTTCGCGTTGCAGGTGCTCGACGTCGACCGGCTCGACGTGGAGCGCAATGAAGTCTTTCCCGACGGCCGCCGCATCGTGATGGGCGTCGAATTGTCCGCGGCCGGCTCGCCGCTGGCCTATCACCTGCTCTCGGCGCATCCGTCGGAAACCGGGCACCAGATCGTCCGCAAGTGGGAGCGGGTGCCGGCCGGCGAGATTTATCACGGCTACCGTCAGCAACGGCCGGAGCAGACGCGCGGCGTGCCGTGGATGCACACCGCCATGGCGCGGCTCAACCATCTGTCCGGCTTCGAGGAGGCTGCGGTCATCGCCGCGCGCGTCGGCGCCTCGAAGATGGGCTGGTTCACGTCGCCGGACGGCAGCCCGGCGGAAACGCTGGCGGACAGCAAGGACGACGCTGGCATCCCCTACATGAACGCCGAGCCCGGCGCGTTCGGCGTGCTGCCGACGGGCATGGACTTCAAGCCGTTCAACCCGGACTACCCGAACGACACATTCCAGCCGTTTGTCAAGGCGATGCTGCGCGGCATTGCCTCTGGTCTCGGCGTGGCCTATCACACGCTCGCGAACGACCTCGAGGGCGTCAACTTCAGCTCGGCCCGCGCCGGGACGCTGGAAGAGCGCGACAACTGGATGGCGACGCAGGCCTGGTTCGCCGATGCGTTCCTGTATCCGCTGTTCGCGGACTGGGTCAAGCACGCGCTGCTGCATAACGCGATCCGCCGCGCGGACGGCGCGCCGCTGGAAATCGACGTCGAGCGTTACCGCAACGTCATCTGGCAGGGCCGCCGCTGGCAGTGGGTCGACCCGCTCAAAGACATCGAGGCGAACATCGCCGCGATCGGCGCCGGGCTCAAGAGCCGCCGCGAGGTCGTCGCCGAGCAGGGCCGCGATCTCGAAGACGTGTGGCTGCAGCTACAGGCCGAGCAGCGCCAGGCGCAGGAGCTGGGCATTGCGCTGGGCGGCCAGCCGGCCACGGCGGCGATGCAGGAACCGACGGGCGACAAGCCCAAGGAGCAGGACGATGATTGAAGAACGGGAGCAGTACGTCGACCTCCCGGCGATGCACCGCCTCGCCGAAGCCCAGGCGGTCGACGCCCAGGCGCGGACCTTCGAGGCGTCGTGGGGCGCCGGCGCGCAGGTGCGCCGCTACGACTTCTGGCGCGACGAGGCCTGGATCGAGGAGCTCGACATGTCGCCGGATGCCGTCGACTTGTCGCGCCTCAACGGCGGCGCGCCGCTGCTCGACACGCACCGAATCTACGGGCTGGACAGCGTGCTGGGCGTGGTCGAGCGCGCCTGGCTCGAGGACGGCCGCGGCATGGCGAAGATCCGGCTGTCGACGCACGAAAGCGTCGACCCGGTCGCGCACAAGGTCGCCGAGCGGGTGATACGCAACCTGTCGATCGGCTACGAAGTGCAGCAATTCAAGGAGGTCGGGCGCGACAAGGAGTCCGGCCTGCGGGTCATGCGCGCAACGCGCTGGGCCCCGTTCGAGATTTCGTTGGTCCCGGTCGGGGCCGACGCTTCCGCGCAGACGCGCGGCAACGAGCAACAGCAGGCGCGCGTCACGCGCTGCCTGGTTTCGCTGTCCCCCGCGGCACGCGCCGCTTTCCAAGAGGAGTCCACGATGACTCAGCAACAAAACCCGGCGGCCGGGACCGAAGCGCAAGCGCCGCAAACCAACGTCGACATCAAGCTGGTCGAGAACGCCGCACGCGACGCCGAGCGCGAGCGCGTCAAGTCGCTCGACGCGCTGGGCCGCCAGTTCAAGGAGAAGGGCGGCGAGGATCTGGCCCGGCAGTGCATCGCCGAGGGCAAGTCGTTGTCCGATTTGCAGTCGATGCTGCTCGAGCGCGTCGGCACCAAGGTCACGCCGACCACCGGCGAGATCGGCATGTCCGAGCGCGAGCGCCGCTCGTTCTCGATCGTGCGCCTGGTCAACGCGCTGGCGCAGCCGGAGAACAAGGCGGCGCGTTCCGCGGCCGCCTTCGAGTTTGAGGCGAGCGAGGCGGCGCTGCGCGTCGAGAATCGTAGCTTGCGCGGCGGCGCGCAGGTCGTGATCCCATACGACGTGCTGGCGCACGCCGGCCGACGCGACCTGATCGTGGCGACCTCGACGATGGGCGGCTACACGGTCGGCACCGACACGCTGGGCGCCTCGTTCGTCGACCTGCTGAAGAACAAGACGTTTGCGATCCAGGCGGGCGCGACGGTGCTGTCCGGGCTGCAGGGCATGGTGGCGATCCCGACGCTGGCGACCAGCGCGACCGCGTACTGGGTGGCGGAAAACACCGCGCCGACCGAAGGCGCGATGAACTTCGGCCAGCTCACCATGACGCCGAAGATGCTCGGCGCGTGGGTCGACGTCAGCCGCCGGCTGCTGATCCAGTCGTCGATCGACGTCGAGAACTTTGTCCGCGGAGAGCTGGCGAGTCAGATTGCCGTCGAACTCGACCGCGCGATCCTGAACGGCGCCGGCACCGGCTCGGAACCGCTCGGGATTCTGGCGGCGACCACGGTGGGCACGACGACCGCGGGCGCCAACGGCGCGGCGCCGACGTGGCAGCACATGGTCGACCTCGAGACGCTGGTGGCGAACAACAACGCCGACCGCGGGGCGATGGGCTACTTCGTCAACAGCAAGGTGCGCGGCAAGCTCAAGACCGTCGTCAAGTCGACGTCGGCGGTGGCGGGCTTCATCTGGGACAACACCGACATGCCGGTCAACGGCTACCGGACGTTTGTCACCAACAACGTGCCGTCGACGCTCACCAAGGGCACTTCGACCGCCATCTGCTCGGCGGCCATCTTCGGCGCCTGG